CAAAATATTCTTAAAGGACAAGGTGAATACTATTGTGGTGTTGGACATAACGTAATTGGACGTAACTTTGTTGAAAACCACTTGGAAACATGTTTGGAGTATGGTATCAACATTACAGGTATCAATGCTGAGGTTGCATTAGGTCAATGGGAATACCAAGTATTCTCAAAAGGTTCACAAAAAGCTGGTGACGACCTTTGGATGTCACGTTACTTACTTTATAAGATTGCTGAGGATTATGGATATCATATTGAATTACACCCAAAACCAATTACACATGGTGAATGGAATGGTTCAGGGTTACACACAAACTTCTCAACAGAAAAAATGAGAAGTGAAGGTGGGGAAAGTTATTTCATGTCAATCTTCAACGCATTTGAATCAAGACACAAAGACCACATCAACGCGTATGGTTCCAACAATCACTTACGTTTGACTGGTGAGTATGAGACACAAGCAATTGATAAATTCAGTTGGGGTGTATCTGATAGAGGGGCATCAATCCGAGTTCCAAAAGACACGGCAAAAGAATGGAAAGGTTATGTTGAAGACCGTAGACCTGGTTCAAATGCTGACCCATACAGAATTATCCGTGAGATTATGAACTCACTTAAAGTTGCTGAGGTTTTATATGAAACCAAAACGATGATTAATAAGGATGTAGTGATTGATGGTCTGAACGAAAAATATCATGCAATTTCTAATCATGAGTTGTTGGATGAATACACAAATGATGAGGGATATGTTTTGGAGGATGAGTTAATGGGTTCATTGGCGAATGTTCCTTCAGAAGAAATAAAGTTTCAACAGACACAAAAGAAATAAAACCATGGGGTTAATGATAATATTTCTTGGTCTTGGTATGTGGTTAGCTATAATCATCTTATACCTTATGTTTATTAAACCATTGATGGTTGAAAATGAAAGGTTGAAAGAGGAGATGCATCAAAGAATTAAAATAGGATTTTACGAAGAATTAAAAGAAGAAGAATATGAGTGAACAAGTTAATCACCCACAACATTACGGAGGGGAAAACAATCCATACGAAGCAATCAAAGTTATTGAAGCGTGGGAGTTAGATTTTCATCTTGGGAATACAGTTAAGTATATTTCAAGGGCGGGAAAAAAAGAAACAGATAAAGAATTACAAGACCTGAACAAGGCTCTATGGTATCTTCAAAGACGAATAGACAATTTAAAGAATAGTAAGATATGATAGAAACAGGAAAAATATTACAAGGTGATTGTATTGAGGTAATGAAGACATTACCATTAACGTCTGTTGATTTGGTTGTGACTTCACCACCCTACAACGTAGGGATTGATTATGATACTCACCACGATAGTATGAGTATGGAAGACTATTGGGATTTTACACGTCAATGGTTGACAGAAGCATTCCATGTGTTAAAAGATGACGGTCGTATTGCAGTAAACATTCCATACGAAGTAAACGTACAAGACCGAGGTGGTCGAGTATTATTTATGTCTGAGTTTTGGACCATCATGAAAGAGGTTGGGTTTAAGTTTTACGGACTTGTTGACCTTGATGAGAATTCACCACACAGAAGTAAGACTACAGCTTGGGGTTCATGGATGTCACCAAGTAGTCCATACATTTACAATCCAAAGGAGTGTGTGATTTTAGCATACAAGAAAGACCGTATTAAAAAAATCAAAGGAGAACCTCAATGGAAAGCCGAGATGGTTGAGATGGAACAAGAAGATGGTACTGTTAAGACCAAAGCGGTTTATCAAGATGAAGATAAGAAAGAGTTTATGTCCTTGGTTTATGGTCAGTGGGAATATTTTGCAGATACCAAACAACAAACCAAAGCAACCTTTTCAATGGACATTCCAATGAAGGCAATCAAGATTCTTACATATAAGAATGATGTAGTTCTTGACCCATTTACAGGAAGTGGTACTAGTCTATGTGCTGCTGAGATTAGTGGTAGACGATGGATTGGAATTGAATTGAGTGAAAACTATACCAAAGTTGCTCAAGAACGAGTACAACATTTTGTTGACCGAAATAAACAAATTCAAATGGATTTCAAATAAAAGGGTTTAACGACCCTTTTTTTTGTTTTATGGATATTTATTAATAAATCATTTTTAATGTCATCAATAATCATAACAGAAAAACAACTTGAGTTAATTGTGAAAGAACAAAAATCACAAGAAACCGAATTACTTCAAGAAGCGGAGTGGTATAATACTGTTGGTGATATTTTAGGTATTCTTGACCCTACACCTACAGTCGATATAATTAATGGAATATCTTATTTCTCACAAGGTGACCATCTTTTTGGTTTATTAAGTTTAATATCCGCAATACCATTGGTTGGCGATGCAGTTGGAAAAACTATTATGGGTTCTTTAAAAATTGGAGGAGGTGCAACTAAAGGATTATCCGCTGCTATGAAATTAGCCAAAGCGGGTAAAACTGCGGAAGCGAGTGTTGCTTTAGCCAAATTAGCGGAAAAACCTGGTATGGTAGGTAGATTTTTACAAAGTGCTAAATCATGGGCACCAAAGGCAGCTTCTTATGTTGAAAAACTACCAGGAGGATTATTAAAGGGATTTAAAAATACAATATTAGATTATTTGAAATTACTTGAAAATGCTGGACTTAAAAGTGTTAAGTTTCAAAAATCTGCAGGTATTTTAGCTAAAAACTTAAAAAATGCTGCAAAACCCGCAGAAAGTATTGGAGCGTTAAAGAATTTACTTAAAAATGATAAGGTTTTTAAGGGTTTAACCAAAAAAGGACCTTTGGCTCAAATATTTTTAGGTGGTGTACCAAGATTATTTGGAAATAGAGAAATGAGAATATTGATGAGAAGAACCAAATTTTGGTTAGGATTCTTAGATTATATTGGTATTGGTAATTTTGTGGGACCTGATGAGCTAGCCGAAAAAATGGGTGAGGCAAATGTCCAAAGAAAATTAACTGAATATAGTAAAACACCTCAGGGAATTAAAAATGCTGAATCGGATTTTGGAGGTGCTCAATATCAAGGTGAGACACCATCACAACCAAGTTCAAGTATGAACATGCCAAGTTCATCGGCAGAATCAGACCCAATTCAAGGATTTATGTCTGATATATTTGGTGGACAATTAAAAAATGCTGCAATGTTAGCAATTTAAAAAATAACTTATGAAAGAAGAATTAACACTCAAATTAGTACAAATCCAATTACAATTTAAATTTTTACACTGGCAAACATTTGGTGATGCTAAACATAGAGCCTACGGTGGAATTTATGATTCATTAGGTGACCTTATCGATAAGTTTGTTGAATGTATGATGGGGAAATACGGTAGACCTGAATTCGAATCAAAGTTTTCCTTAATGTTCCAAGACATTAAAGCTATTAGTGTTCAAGATTTCTTGGACGGTATTACGGAATTTTTGGTTGACATGACTGACCAATTAGATACAAGATATGACAGTGACTTATTGAATTTAAGAGACGAGATGTTGGGTGATGTCAACCAATTAAAATATTTATTAACATTAAAATCATAACATGGCTAAGAAAGTAATTAAATTAACGGAGTCAGATTTAACTAGAATTGTTAAACGAGTAATTGCCGAACAAGAGGATGGTAACTATAAGAAGGGTATCCAATGTTTCTTAAATAAAAAAGGTATTAAGGATGATTCAGGTCAATCTTTAAAAATTGACGGTTTAATTGGTAATTATCCAGCTTCTAAATCTGCTCAAGCAATACACAACTACCAATCAAAAATTGGTGTATATCCCGCTGACGGAGTTTGGGGGGAAGACACAATGAGAAAAATGCCCTCTAAAGATATGGTGATATTTAAACAATGTGTTTCTGACTACGGTGATATATTCGATAAAGGTGCTCATTGGCTTGGAATCGATTAAGAATGAAAAAAATACTCAAAGAGACAGGATTACGAGATATTAAAGCTTTGGCTAAAAGATATCCAAAGGCTGAAATATACTTCCATCAAGATTTGGATGGCGTGACGACTGCAATCGCAATGAAAAGGTACCTTGAAGACAATGGTATTGATGTAGTAGGTGCTCACATAATCCAATACGGTGACAAAGAATTCGCAGTTAAAAAGAACGATGCACAAGGTGATGTCATGCCAGTTCTTGTGGACTTTGCTCACGGTAAGCCAATGTTCGTAATTCATACCGACCACCACGATAAACAGGTTGGAGTGGAAAAAGGAACATCAAAACAATTTAGAGGAGCTCGTTCAAACGTTGAAACAATTTCTCAAGTTGTTTCTCCAAAAGATTTATTCCCATCATCAGACATCTTATTAATCAATACTGTTGATTCTGCCGATTATGCTAAACATGACATTACACCTGATGAGGTAGTTAATTATATTTATCGTTTAGATAAAGACAAACCACTTCAAAAAAACAAAATGTTATTAGGTTTGGTTATTAACAAGTTATTGTTAGCCTTTAAAAACAAACCAGGGTTTTTAGAATACTTAGTTATGGATTCAGAACCATCTTTAATGTCTATTTTAACCAACATTAAAGATTGGATGAAAAGAACAAACGCTGCGAGTCCTGAAGAAATGCAGAAAAATGCTGAGGATTACAGAGAAAAAATGAAAGACTATCCAAGAGTGAGTGATAGTATCATTTTTCAATATGGTGGTGGTAGCTCTTTC